GCAAGCTGGTTAGCTTCACGTTCCAACTGGAACATAAGACCCTTGAACTTTTCAACTGACCAACGACCGTTTGAGTCAGTGTCAAGATCGAATACACCAGCAGTAGTTGTATTCAACTGAGCGCCTGGAACAGCAGTGATGTTGATAGTACGAACTACTTCACGATTGATTTCTGCAAGAATTTCAGCAGAAAGAATGTTAGCAAGTTCAGTTTCAGCATCAAGACCATGGATTGCCTTTAGATCCTGGGCAAGTTCCATAGTATATTCTGCCTTAAGAGCACGAGTATTTGCAGTTACAGTAACCTTTTCAATTGAGAAGGCCATCTGAGCAAAATCTTGGCTGTTTGAAGCGCCGTTAGCACCGAAAGTGCTTGAACCAAGAGCTTCGCCCTGTGCAGTTGACATACCAGCACCAGTATTGTATGCTGCGTAAGCAGCATTAGCAGTACCAAGTGGAGTGGTATTTGTTAGACCTGGGAAAGTACCAGTAAATGCACCAGAGGTAGCGTTACCCTGACCTAGAGCAGCATTAGCTGTATTATTATTGCCAGAAACAGTTGAGAAGGCAGTGTTAACTTCGTTATAGAAGGTTTCGTTACCCTGCTGATTAGCATAACGTGAACGCATTGCGAAGATAAGTCCAGTTGGACCAGTCATTGGCTGAACGCCGCAGATATCATAAGCAATAAGGTTAGGCATTGCACGACGTACAAGGGAGATAAGAACTGGGTCGAAAGTATCGATACCACCAGAACCAGCAGTTGAGCTTGAACCACCCATTGAGTTAACGCCACCAGTTGAAACAATGGTTTCGTTAAGAGTCTGATAAGAACCATGAGCTGCTGATTCTACAAGAGCACGTTCTGTGTTCTCAAGCATCATTGCAGTTACGGAGCGGCGATGCTGATCCTTAATGACGCCAAGAGCGTCATGGTCAAGGACAGGTGCCCACTTGTTTTGAATTTCCTCAGCTAGATACATTTAATTTTCCTTTCGGTTTTATAGGATTTAAATTATTTATAATATATTACTTTTTAACATTTCTTGAAATAGCTTGAACATAACGGTTTACGTTTGGATCAACGAAACGATTGTTAGATTCAGTAAGTTCGCCTTCAAATGTTTCTTCTTCAATATTTGAAGAATATGAAGTTGATTCATTGCGGAAATAATTTTCCTTAATGATATTTAACTTCTTAGCATAAGTGTTAAGATTGCCATCAAATTCAATTCCTTCAGCAAGAGCTGCGAACTTTTCCTGCTGTGTTAGTGCAAGGTCGGAAGCAAGTTCAACGAAAATCTCTTTTGCGTTTTCTTCAATTAGAGAACCCTTTAGAGATGCGTTTTCAGAAATTGTTTCATCAAGCTTTTCTTCTAGTGAACTTACTTTTTGGGCAAGAGCTTCTAGAACATCTACCTTATTCTCAGGAACATTAATATAGTGTTCTGAGAAAAGATTCTTTAGTCCATCCATGAATTCTTCCATAATTTCATTACGAAGAGTTGATTCGATGGCTACTTCGTTTTCCTTCATCCAGTTTTCTACAACGTAGTCTAGATATGTGTCAAGCTTAGTAGTAATCTGTTCTTCGAAAATTTCAAGTTCTTCCTGAATTTTCTGTTGATATGCTTCTTCAAGACGAGCGTTTTCTACAATGAGACGAGCATGAACTGCTGCTTCAAATAGTGTTGATGCCTTGTCTTTAAATTCTTCAGAAAGGTCTGAACCAGCAAACATTTCTTCAACATCTTCTTTCATACCAATCTTAGGCATTGGCATATTTACTGTTGGACCCTTATGGCTAACAGCATGTGATGGCTTCATACGAATTGAAGCTTCATTACTTGCTTCATGGTCATCTACGCCATAATCTTTACCTGGACCAAACTGAGCCATGGCAGTATTAAACCAATGAGTTAGATCTTCCTTTGGCATATGAGTCATAGCGCCAAGAACATGATTAATCATGTCAAGCTTTGACTTAGGATCGGATACTTTCTTAGCACCTGGATGAAGCGATGATGCTGCAAGTGTTTCTTCTTTTACAGAAGAAAAAGCGGCAGGTCTTTTCTTGCCCTTATTTTCTACTTCATCATCTTTTTCTTCATATTTTTCAGCAGCTTTGTTTGACTTTGACCAACCCTGCTCGCGTTCAGATTCAGTGGAATCTTCTTCCTCTTCTTCCTCTTCCTCTTCTTCACGTTTCTTCTTCTTTGATTCCTGAAGCGAAGTTGCTAAACGCTTTTCAAGATAAGTATCGTATTCTTTAGCCATTAAAAAATCTCCTTAATAGAATTTAAATTTATTTATATAATTTTGTTTTTTATTGCCAATGAAGCAATATAATCTTCAAAGATAGCCAAACGTTGCTCAGTAATTTGAGATTTTGACATGGTGTGTATTTTCTTTTTAGTCTCATGAAGTTTTTGTTCATGCCAAGAGTTGTTTACAGGATCATAAAGCCATTCTACATTTTCCATAATACCCTTAACAAATGCATCAGGTGCAGAAGGATCAGCAACAATATCAGCAGCAGTTGAAAGTCTCAGATCGCTTTGTACTACCATTTTACCATTTGATTCTTTTAAGGATCCCATAGCTCTAGAAGAAACACCAAGATTTGCTCCTGATTCCATTAAACCACGTGCAATACTTCCCATTGGGGTTTCTGTCAATTTTGCTCTACCAATAAAGTTATTGCCATCACGTTTTAATTCTGTGATAATGTGTGATACACGATCAAGATTAATTGATGGGTTTTGTGGGTGACCAAGTTCACCATAAGCACGACCCTTATCAACAGTTTCACGCATATAACGATTTACTTCATTTTCTAAAACATCAATTGGGTATACACGACCGTTACGGTTTTTAATTTCAGCCTGAAGAAAAATTCCTTCAATGAAACAGTCTCTTTTGCCATTTTCTTTAGCTTCTGTAACAAATTGAATTTCTTCAACTAGCTCTGTGAATAGTTTCATTTACTTAGCCTTTCATTGCTACAGGTGCAGCAAAGATAACATTCGTTGCTGTGTTAGATGCCAAAGTTTCAGTAAATCCTTTTTCAGCAACAACTGATTGTCCATTTAATAATGTAAATGTTCCAATTGTTAAACCATTTGCGTACGCACGGGTAATTAAAAATGGAGAAGTATTGATATTTGTTAAACGAACAAATCTAGAACTGCTGATATCATTAGCAGTAGTGTTGCAAAATTGTTCTGTACCAATTGATTTTACAAAGTCTGTCATTTATTAAATTCTCCCGTCTGATGGACCAGTGCTGCTATAAGAAGCTCCGAATGTTTGCGGACTCATTTGCCCATCACTTGGCGCTGATTCTTTTTCTATTTTGTTTTTTTTACTTTTTTTTTACCACCTTCAAGCATAGGAATGGCTAGATCTTCTTTAACATTACCATAGATTATATAGTCATGGATGCTACAGATAGATGCCTTTGCCATTGCTACTTTTGCTTGAACCCAAGGTTCAACATGCATACCTTCTGGCATACTCTTAAGAAGTTCTTCAGCATCATTAATCATAGCTTTAAGCTCAGTAGTTACCATGCTTACTTCTTCAGATTCTTTAGCTTCATGCATCTTTTTATTTTTATTATCTAAAAAGCCACGCTTATTAAGAGTTGCCCAAGCAATAGACTTAGCAACCTTTGTAGATTTCCCAGAAGCCTTTTCGCTGTCTTCGATATGCTTTTCCATTCTATCTACTTTAGCGCCTTCGCTTATTTTTTTCTTATCTGCAATCATACCCTTGCCGCCACCTGGTACAGCAGCCTTTACAGCATTGCCTCCACATCCACACATTTTACTTTCATATGATTTACCACATGATTCACATTTCATTGATTCGTATACATTTTTATCTTGTTTAGGGTATTTAGCAGTTTTTACATCGCCTGATTCATAGGCATCATCATGATTGCCAACACGATCTGCATGGTGTTCAATCTTATGACGTGCAGCAAAATCTCGCCCACCCTTTGAAGCTTCCCAATCAGATAAATCCATTGTTTCTTTATGACTGGTTTTAACACCAGCTAATTTTCCGGTTTTATCAGCTTTTAAAGCAATGTTTCTAAGCGATTTCGCCATATTTTTAATCCTCTAAATCTTCTTCGGTTGAATTATAACCATACATTTGTTGGGCAACAGAAGTTTTCTTATCGTTAATTGCTGTTGCAATTCTGTCTACAATTAAATCATTAAATGCTGCTTCAAAATCTAAAGGCTTTTGACTCATAGCAGCACTGACTAAATCTCCCATTTCATATTTATATTCGCTCATATATTAACTCCTCACTGTGGTTGGGTTTGAGCAGTGCTCAATGATTTTACAATATCTGGGTTTTTAGCAACAATTTGAACTGCTGCTTTATATTTTGATTGATCTTGAATAGATCTGTTTGCAGGACTACCTTTTTGTTTCATTTGTTGAATGAAAATTAAAGCTTGTCTTACTTCCTCTTGTTTATTTTGATCTTCTGGTGAAGGTTGTTGTTGACCTTGTTCTTGTTGTGCTGCTGCCTGTTGTTGCATTTGTATAGCATTTTGTTCAACCATTGGGTTCAACCAACGTGGGTCTTGTGATTTTGCTTCTTCTGCGATATGGATTTCTTGCTCCTCAATATCTACATCAGATTGTTGTAGAATATTTCTGCGGATCCAATCATGGGAATAATATTTACCAGCAAAATCTTGAAAAGCACCTGCCAACTGAATACGACCCTGAGCAATTTCAGCATCTTTAAGTTCAGTGAAATAGTTATCTTTGGCATAATCAAATTTAATATTGGTTACAAATACATTCCAATCCTCAGGAGTCATAATACCTTTAAGGATTAATTGTTTTTCAAGCATCTTTATGAATAGCTGAGAAAATCTAGCACGTAAACGAATAATGAAACGTGAAAATTTTAGTTCGTCACGGGTAATTTCAGTAGCTCTACCAATAGAAAACAAAGCATCTGAATTCAAACGTGAAACTGGAACACTAAGTGTTTGTAAAAATTTCTTTTGAAAGTAAAGAACGTCGTCCATCTGACCAAGTGTTTGGCCACCAGGAAGTGTAGTAACTTCTGTGCCTCTACCACCTTCACGGCGAGGAAGCCAATAGTCTTCTAACATAGTCATAAACTTACGGTCATCTCTAACTTCACCAGTACTGGCGTCATAGATTAGACGGTTTTTGTGCTTGACCATGATATCACGAACATACTGTTCTGCTTTCATTTTAGGAAGATTACCAACGTCAATATACCAGATACGACGTTCAGGGGCACGAGCAAGACGGTAAATAACAAGCGCATCTTCAAGAGTACGAAGCTGATTGAGAGATTTAATGGCTTTGTGAAGATATGATAAAACCAATGTACCTTGGTTATCAGTTAATCCAGAAACAACGTGAAGGACAGAATCCTTAGCAATTTTTAATCCACCAGTAGATGGTCCAACTGCTTTATTTCCATAATTAAAACCTTTATCATTAAAAATAAAATATTCATTGGCGACTTTAGAAACATAAGCCTCACCATGACTATTTTCGATTTTCTTTTTACCAAGTTCTCTTATTTTACGAATTTTTCTTGGATCAACGTAACGTAATTCTTTAATGCCTTCTTTGGGATTCTTTTCATCAACAAGCACATGATAATAAAGGCGTCCGTCAACATACCAGCGACGATATATTTCATAAGCATGACTATTAAACTGTAAGAGATTTAAGCAGTTTTGAAATTCATCTGAAACAATTTTTTTAATTTGGGGAGACATATTCGAACAATTTTCCAAATTAATTTGTACGATTGTTTCTTCGTCAATAGAAATAGACTCGTTAACAATTTCATCAACTGCAGAATCACATTCTGGGTTGAGAGCCATTTCACGGTATTTAGTTACTAATTCTGCTTCTGTTCTAACTGTTCCGTCAAGATCAACATAGGTGCCATAACTACCACCAGCGGCAACAACAACTGCTCCATCATCCGTCTCTTTTGGAGCGAATGATTGCATTTGATCAACGGTTTTTTGGTCTTTTCGTTTGAATTCGAATCCAAATAATTCTGCCATTTAATTCTCCAAAATGGAGGGGATTTGTTCCCCTCCTATAATCATAAAATAGTATTTATTAAGCTGGACCAGCTGGGCCATCTTGTTCAGTAGATGGACCAT